CGAGTACCCCTGGCTTGTCGTCGGTGACGTTCAGAAGGAAGACTTCCTCTCTGTCGCTTCGGACTTGAAGCCCGGTGAAAAGATTGTGTCTGGAGATTACGAGGCCTCGACTGACAATTTGAATCGAGACGCCGTCTACGCCGTAGTAGACGTCCTAGCGGAGGACCTGCCCCCTTTCTTGGCAGACATGCTAAGGGAGAGTTTCCGCCGGGTGAAGCTCAAAGGGAAGAACGCTGTGGAGGTACTCCGTGGGAGTATGATGGGCAACCTGTGCTCGTTTGTCGTTCTGTGCCTGTTGAACCGTGTCTGCTATGACATGGCTAGGGGATCTCCGATTTCGGGGATAAGGAGCGGCATGACGGGTACTCGCCCTGTCAGAATCAACGGAGATGACATCATGTTTGCCGGGAGCGACGAGATGTACCGCAGATGGATTGAGGCGACTTCGGCAGTCGGCTTTGTTATTAACGAGGAGAAGACCACACGGTCGACTCAGATCGCTGAACTTAACTCTACTTCGTACGTTAAGTGGAGTAACAGGATCTTGAGAAGACTTTGCTTCGGGTTCCTCGCAAAGACCGTCGAGAGTAAGCCCCTTTCTGTCGTGGGCGGGATCTTTGACCTTGCCGGCAAGGTGTCTTACGCGACAGCAGTGTTCATCCTGACAAATCCGCTGATCCAAAGGAAATTCGCGGGTTCCCAGATCGAACCGTCCCAAGTACCAAAGAGGTGGCGTTCCCTGTTGGTGAAGCGCCCCTGGTTTCGGCTTCGGCTGTTACAGGGGGTGTCTGAGACAGGCCCTGAACGCACCGTGCCTATGGTGCCTGGTCCTCAATTCCGGTACCCTTCAGATCCGACGTTCTGGCCGTTGCGTGCGGCCAGGTTACGCGTCGCTGAAGAAGTGGCCCGCCGGGAAATCTCAAAGGAGTGGCGGGGGAAGTGTCCCCCGATGTCGCGGGATCTGGACCTCCCGAAGGGTCGGTGGGGATGGCGTCGACTTCGGTTGCGCTGGACGAAACCCAGGCCTGTGCGGATGTGGGTAGCCCCTGTGCTAGAGGCGGTGCTTGAGAAAGCACCGCACTGGCTTTATTGGGGGTCTCTGCCCGTCGATCCTGAGGCACGCTGGGTTGCCGGTCTGGCGGTTGTCCCTACCTTTTTTCCGCCGCCATACGCAGATGTGGTCCCTGTCCGGGACGAGGGAAGACTGTTCCTAGTACACCAGAAATGATCCTTAGATGCGTGATCTGGTGGAAAGGCGCTTGGGGAGCCGGC